TATTTGGCTGAGAGGCGACCTCGAAATCATTACCCGTTGTGATGCCATCTATATGCTCAAAGGGTGGGAAAAGTCCTTCGGAGCTACAAAGGAATTAGGCTTGGCCAAAGAACTTGAATTGGAAGTTCTGTATGAATCCTAAATATTGTCCATTCTGCAAAGGGGAATTAACAGGGGAATCCAATAGGTCATTCTCTTGCCCAAACTGCAAGGTACTGCTGCAAATCCATGTAGAAATCAAGTCACTAGATTCCCCATTATTGAAGGGTTAGGGTTGGGAATAAAAGGAGCAGGGAATGACAATAGGAGATGCAAGGAAGAGTCAAGATGAACCGGACTGGTTAAATGAAACAGTAAAGACGTTGAATAATCTTTGCCTGATAACCTTCGTACTTATTGATACTGACCGCAGGGAATTACTGCCCACAGTTTTAGAACTCATGCATCTTGAGACGCAGGAGTTGATAGATAAATACTGTGTGGTGAGGTAGTCAATGGTAACTGAAACGAAAGAGGAGAAGATACTTGACTTACAGGTGTTCACGCGAACTCCACACCCGCAGCAGCAGAGATTTTGCGACTCCAAGGCCAAGCGGAAAATAATCCGGGCCGGACGGCGTGGCGGCAAGACCGTGGGCATCGCTATCAAGGCGATTGATGTCTTCGTGGAAGGACTCAGGGTGCTGTATGCGGCTCCTACCGGAGAGCAGACAGACCGATTCTGGTTTGAGGTTACTACTGCCCTTAGACCGCTTGTTGAATCAGGATATTATAAGCTCAATGAGACTGAGCGGTACATCGAGAAGATTGGCACAGAGAACCGGATTAAGGCCAAGACCGCTTGGAATGCTAATACCCTCAGAGGTGACTACGCCGACCTGCTTATCCTCGATGAATGGCAGTTGATGGCTGAAGACACTTGGGGAGATGTTGGCGCACCTATGATGCTCGACCATGACGGCGATGCAGTCTTCATCTACACACCTCCGAGTCTTAAATCGAGCGGCGTGAGCAGGGCAAGAGACCCGCGACATGCCTCAAAGATGTTCGCGGCAGCACAGAAAGACACAACTGGTAGATGGGAGGCTTTCCATTTCACCAGTTTCGATAATCCTCACCTGAGCGAGGTTGCTCTGGCTGAGATTACTACGGATATGAGCAGGGATTCCTACCTCAAGGAGATTCTGGCAGAGGATGACGAGGCTCAGGCCGGTCTTCTCGTCTACGGAGCCTTCGATGAGACCGTGTGCAAGGTAAGACGGTTCGAGATACCTAAGCATTGGGACGTTTATACCGGCCATGACTTTGGTTCGGCCAACCCGGCAGCCCTGTTCGTGGCAAAAGACCCCACGACAGGCTTCTTTTACTGCTTCAGAGAGTATGTCCCGGCGTTTGGCCGGTCAACTTATCTGAATGTGCAGGAATTCAAGAAGATGGTGGCTCTTCCCGGCCACGAAGGCGAGGAAAACCCTCCATTATATAACGTTATTCAACGGGTTGGTGGCAATGTAACCACTGAGGATGAAATCAGGCAGGGATACGGCGCTCAAGGTTGGCCGATTATCCCTTCATATATTACTAAGGTCGGAGCGCAGATTGACAGAGCAAAGGCTCTGGTTGAAAAGAATAAGATTTTCGTTTTTGAGGACATGCACCGGCTCTTGGAAGAGATTAACACCTGCATGTTCAAGACAGACGACATGGGCATGAAGACCAACGAGATTAAGGATGAGAAACGGTTCCACGTGCTCGCTTGCTGGCGCTACCTCTTCTCGATATTCCAGCCGGAGGTTGAACGAGGGCCGGCGGAAGAGCAGGAGTCATCCTTTATTCCACAAGGTTAGGGAGAAAGAAATGGCAATGGAAGAAATAGGCAAAGAGCAGGCGATACTTGACCGATTAAAGACTGACCGTAAACCACTTGTAGAGCGCATGGATAAGACATTCAGTAGATTCCGTGGGGACAAGTTTGAGATTCCTCTGATTGAAGGCAAGTGGGAGAACGTTACCAGCAACAGAGCCCAGTCAGAAGGCTGGAAGATATCCAATATTCTTGCCAAAGCTACACGGACTATCTTTAATGACATGAACGATGAGAAGGTCGGTGAAAGAGCGAAGATAAATCACACTGAGTTACTTGTAAATGGGCTCCTGTATAGTGCGGAAAGGCAGAGAGATGATAGCCCTGAGACTCCCAAATTGCAAGCCGATATGGCTTTCTACAGGACAGTTAGGGGATGGGGTGCATACCGACTCATGGTCATGGAAGACGATGATGGCAGAGTTTATCTTGACCTTGAGGTATGGGACCCACGGAATACCTTCTATCTGGTAAAAGGCGGCAAGCTCTCAAAGGTCTACTATGAGAGATTCGTCAGTTTTGACCAAGCGAAAGCAGAGTATCCCGACATGGCGGGAACTGCTCTTCCGTCCACCACCGGCGCACCCAATTCGACAACCATAGTCACGGTATACGACCTCACCGATGGTGAAGTCAAGGAAGGGGTGTATATAGGGTCGGTTTGGGTTAAGCCAGTTACTACCGTTACAATAGGCAGCGGGCAGAAACTCGACCATATCCCCGTGAGAATCAAAGCAGGTGGGCCGACTCCTCTAATCGGAGATACGAATAGCGATAATATCAAGAAGGTAGGAGAAGACTACCTTACGAATAACAGGGACCTGCTCGATATAGAAAGCAGGTTGCTCTCTTATAACCTGTCGGCAGCAGGAGAGGAGGCTGGCGAGGCTACTATCCTTAAATACGATTCCACCAAGAATCCCATTCCGAAAACGTGGAATGCCAATATGAGGGACCCGCGAGGCAAAAAAGGTGTATTCATTGTTGATGTAGGAGTAGGGCAAGAGGTGGGGGAATTGATTCCGCAGGCTAAGGGGTCAAGAGTACAGATGGCAAGTGCCGATGTCACGAACCGGCTAAATATAGGCGGGCTAAACCCACTCTCATACGGTGTAGGTGGAGGCGGCAGTGAGACAGCCTTCTCTGTAGACACAAGGAATCACAATACCAGAGAGCATATCTGGCCTTTTAGAGATGCTATGCAGGAAGACTTCATCTGGATGGCGCATGAGATAGTCCATCAGTTCAAGAAGGGAAGTTTCAAACCGGCTGATGTAGTCGGATACGATTCAAAATCTCGCTGGTTCTCAAGTAAAATAAAGCCAGAAGATATATCGGACAATAAGGAGTTCAAGTGCAAACTGATAATGGACGAGTTATCAGATAAGGCTACAAATGCCGGACTTGCGATACAGTTGAAGGAAGCAGGTATACTTCCCCTGAGAGAACTTCTTGATAATTTTCAGTTATCAAATGACCCTGATGGTTCGATATCTGCTCTGGCACAGGAGCAGGCCGACCAGATGTTTGACGCTCCATTGGTTAAAGGGCTACTTGAAAAACTGGTTGATTATGCAGATGCACCGAGTTGGCAGAAGCAGGAAGAACTAAAACGCGCCTTTAAGAAATTGCAGATGATTGCTATGCAGGAAGCACAGCAGATGGCAGCTATGACAGGGCAGGGAGGACAGGGTGCTCCAAACAATACTCCCGGCCAGCAGTCACCTCAGTTGAGGGCTGATAGCCGCTCTGCGATGAGGAAGGCGCAGCCTAATGCCCCAAGACAACCAGTTGTGAGGTAAATATGCCAGTAAAAATAAGAGCAGGTGAAACACTGGAAGAGGCTACTGCTTGGGAAAAAGCACAAGCCGTTCACCAGAGACAGAAGGATAAAGCGGCCATGGCTGCTGCTAGGGGGCTTGGTTTGGGGGCTTATACTCCACCAGAGGCCGATGTAGAAACCGCTCGACAAAAGATTGCCTTAGGAGAACAGAGGGTTGCTGAGGCTGGCCCTGCCATAGCTTTGGCAGAACAATGGGAAAGTCTTTCCCCTACCGGGGCCGGGAATCTTCCTTTATCAGCCCAGACCCTCGACTTCTTGCAGAAAGGCCTTGCAGGAAGTGACGAGTGGGGTGGCGGCAGACCATCTACCAAGGAAGGGCAGGAGTTTATTCTTCAGTACATGACGAAGTATGGGGAACCTCCGTCTCCTCAGCAGGTGGCTGATTATAAGCAAGGTCTTGGTTCCGACAACAGGACATATTTGCCCGACAGTGCTATGGCAAGTCTTGGTTTTAGGGACTGGAAACAATACTCGGAGGCACAGAAACTCGGAGAGCGTTACGGCCCAATGATGGGAAATGGGATAGGACTCAATGTACCGCGTGGCGGGCTGGTGATGACCGAGAACGGAATACCTGCATTCAGGACATTTACCCCCGGAAAATATACGGGGAAATTAGAAAGGGGAGAGTATGTAGAGCCGCCCGGAGGTCTCGAAAGACTTGACCCTGCCAATAAATATCGTACTGGTGCCGCTCCCGGAATAGCAGAGAGCACTCCCGGAGCATCGTACCGAGGTCCACGAAGGGAATTTGCTGGCGCTACGATGGAAGAGGCGCTGGCAAACTTTGGTCCGATAGAGACATATAAGGCTCGCCTAGAGGATTATCTTCGGGCGGCATACGATAAGGACGCTCCTGTTATTCAGAACTTATTGGATGAATACAGGGCAACAACGGGGAGGATGAAGACTAGGTTGGATGATGGAGACTATGACCAGAAAGCCTACAATTCTGATGTTAAATTTCTTGAGTCGGAATTGCAGAAGGCGCTAGACGGGCTTATGACAGAAGACAGGCTCTCGTCCATAGTAGCCGAGGCTACTGCGTTGATAGGCAGAGGCATGGCTCCTGAAGAATTACCTCTATATTCCGACATGCAGAATCTACAGGGAGTTCAGTATGAGACTGGCCCAAGGGGAGAGCAGTTAATAGTGCCCGGTGAGTATGAAGCGAAGTGGCCCGAAGGTGCTGCCGTTATGGCGCTTTATAATCGAGGGGCGGAAATCTCCAAGCAGCGGTTCGAGCAGGAGAATCCCAAGGCACCCGCATATCAGAGGGAGACAGAACCGGATAGGGAAATCAAGACAGGTACAGAAGAGCGCGATTACATGAATATAGTACAAAGCATGGGACTCGCCAAGGATGTTGAGGATTACATGCTTAGAAGATACTGGGAATACTGGGACGGGTGGATGAGAACTGGTCCACAGGTTTCTTTCATGCAATGGCTTCAAGCTGCTTTTAGGGGGGAATAATTATGGCAGATTTCTTAAAGGGATTCGCAGAAACAGTGCCGAGAGGAGTCTTTTCCAAATTCCTCTCTACGGCATCAAAGCCAGCAAGAGACTTCTTCAATCCCAGATTCAATGAGTTCTATAGTGAATATCAAGGAGAGTTAGTCAAGCAACCCAAAATGAAGTTCGCCGACTTCCTTGGTGGCATCAACGTTGAAAACAGACTGAAGACATTCTCTCCCAGACAGAGATACGACTTTTCCTCAAGTGAACTAACTCCCCGGACTCGATTCTTAAACTTTTAATAAGAGGGAAGATGGCGCTTAACTTTCTGGACAAACAATTTGATAAATTAAAGGGCGTAACTCCTGAGAACGACAGAGAGCCACGTCAGAGCATAGCAGCCGGGCAACCCCGCAGAATGGGATTCTTGCCACCGTCCGATGATGCTGTCATAAGTCCTGAGCCGGAACGTATACCCGACAAATTGGAACCCCGTGTTCCTTCCGTGGGTCAGGGAATGGTTTTTGGACCGAGCGAGTTTCCGGCAGCGCCGGAACCGACCCCTGTTACTATTTCTGAAGGAGAATGGGAGAACGTAAGGACAAGGGAAGTAATTACCCACGAAGAGAAAAACAAGAGGTATCCGAAGGGATATGAAGCGGAACTCGACGAGTGGGTATTAAGCGCGAGTGGGAGAAAGGGATTAGGTGACCGCATTAGTCTTTTTGGAAAAGCTCTCACTAAGGTTCCAAGACAGACCGCTGCTGCCATTTTACAGGCCGTACAAGGCCATGGTGGGGCAACGGTTGTAGATAGAGATTGGGCTGATAGATTTATAGCTGATGCCCAAAGTGATATAAATAAATTCGTTGCAGAAACGGAGGCAAAGTACGGTGAATCCAAATCACCGATTAAAATGACTGACATAGCCCAGCTGCCTCAGAATATAGCGTTCTCATTGACTTCAATGGGCGTGGGTGTTGGCATAGGTGCACCGTTGGTTCTCGTTCCTCTACCCGGAGCTAGAGTTGCCGCTTATGCCGCTGGCTCGGCTGCGTCTGGTGCCGTTGCTTATTCAATGACAACTTACCAGATAATGCAACAATACCTTGAAGTAAAGGACGCTGAGATAAGGGCAGTGTCAGGTAGGGGCATGACCCCTGATGAAGAGAAGAAGTTAAAGGCTGATTTTGAAAGCGCAGCTAGAAAATACGGGCTATGGGAAGCAGTCCCGGAAGCCATAAGTAACCTTGCGTTTGCCAAGATATTACTAACTCCTCTTACCAATATGGTAGGGAAGGGGGCGGCTAGTGCTATCGTCCAGAAACTCGTTGGCATGTATGGGCAGGAGTTCTTGACTGAGACGATAACGCAGAAGGGACAGGCAGGAATCGAGGCAAAGGCCGGACTGCGTGAAGGCCCCGTATCGTGGGGAGAAGCGTTCAAGGAAATAGCTCCCCAGACGTTCTTGCTGACTACAATAATGGGTGGCGCCGGGCAGGGAGGAGTATTCGCTTACAACAAGATTAAGGCATCTCTAAAGAAAGAGGTTGGCGAGAATCATCCTCGGTACAACGAGATACTTGAACAGGCAAAGAGGTGGGTTGACGGGACTTCCGCAGAGGGACCAATGGTTCCTCCCTCAGTCCAAGCAGTACAGGGAGCTAGGGCAGAACTGACCCCAGAGGTTACACCTACTTCAAGGGAAGAATTCACCAAGTTAATCAAGAAAGAAATGGGCGTTCCAGTCCCCATTGATTACGAAGAAATCAACTGGCATGAGTCAGGATTTCATGTACGGAATAAGCAACCATGGTTGACCATTGGCACCGAGGGATATCCAGAGAATGTAGACCAAGCGAACTTTGAGAAGCTGATAACCCTGCACGAATACTGGCACTATATGATGCGCGGTCAGAAGCCATCTGTAGAGGCTGAGGCTGTAACATGGGATAAGGTTGTCGGGTCGGCAAAGAGATTCGGGGTTAATACCGAGGGAGTTGAGGACATCATTAAGGGGTTTCACCCTGAGTATGGGGAAGGGGCGATAAACAAGTTAATGAAGTCCATTGCCCCGGAAATAGTAGGGCAACAGGCCTCGACCTTTAAGGGATACAACGATGCCCAAGTTGCCATGCAGGGACAGAGCAAGAACTTCATCGTGCAACCTAAACCAGTTGCCGATGTCAACAAGCGCAACCTGTTCGTCCAGATATCTTCACAGGTAAATGCTGCCGAGGATGCGGGCAAAGAATATTCTGACTTACTGTATTCCGGTATACTTGATAGACCTGCCGACTTTTGGGAAGTCCCAACATGGATAGCAGAAGCATCCTACACTATGCCCAACTCGGACGTGCTGGTGGTCAGGAATATAACCGAGGCCGAAAAGACCTTGGCGAAGTCCAAGTATGCACGAATATTCCTCAGTGTTATGGATGTCAATAAAGAGGATAGCGTCCGGCTGGCAAAGGCCTTCCCCGGTCAGGTAATCGTTGGCGGCTATGTGGACAAGGGCACCTTCAAAGGCGTAAGTAACGTTACATACGCCGACTCATTGGAGCAAGCGACAGCCTTAGCGGGTGGCAAATATAAGCAGGGCGTATCCTATGTGCACTTCGCTGGTGTCCCAACTGTACCGAGACTCTGCATGTCAAAGGGGTGCCTGCACAAATGCGCTTTCTGCGCAGTTTCCAAGGAAAAGATAGGGCCGACTTCAAAGGCTGCAATAGACCAGCAGGTGAGAGCAATCGCCAAACTAGACCCCAAGCTAGTATACCTCGATGACAAGACATTCGGGCAGGCCGAGAATTATAAGTATCTGAAGGACATCAATGATTCGCTGAGTCATAGCCCTAACTTCGAGGGCTTCATCGTCCAGACCACGGCTCCGCAGATAATCGGGCTTGATGATGAATTCCTGATTGATTCCAATATCAAATTCGTTGAGATAGGTGTGGAGAGCTATAATGACGCCATCCTCAGAGCGGTACATAAGCCAGCCAGAGTGAGTTCGATAGACAAGGCAACTGATAAGCTGAGGAAACTCGGTATCAGCTTTGTGCCGAACATCTTGGTGGGGCTTCCTAATGAGACCGCAGAAACCTACGCGAACACAATGGCCTTCTTGGAAAAGAATGCTGATATCATCTCTCATGTGAATGTCTACAACCTTGCTGTCTACGAAGGCACTGACATCTCCAAGGAAGTCGGCATCAAGATAGCGTCAGACGCTAATGAGAACATGGTGGAGAAATCTTTCAGACCCGATACCGAATTAGACAGGAAGTTCGGGGAAGACGTGATGGAATTCGCCAAGGCTCAGATACGCAAAGCGGTGGGCTTAACCAAGATTAAGAAACTGGATGAGCTTGTGCTTATCCACGCTAAAGAGGGAGGCCTTACATACAACGTAGCTGAGGGCCATGAGCCCAGAAAGTTCGGCTTTGCCGTTTCTCTGTCCAAGGAATACGAGGCTCAAGTTAAGGGCAGATACATTACCAGAAGAGACCTTGAGAAATTCATAGCCAAGAATAACGTTATGCTTTCAGACCCCGCATACAACTTGGGAACATGGTATAACGAGGAAACCGATTTAAGTGTTATAGATATCAGCAGAATCGTAGCTGATGAGAGCAGGGCTTTGGTACTTGGTCGCGCCCATGGTCAAGTAGCGATATACGATATAGTCAATGATGAGGCAATTCGCATCGAGCCCGCAACTGAGGCTGGTGGGGCAGTGCCTCCGATTGAACCGCCGATACCACCGGAAACATTGATAGAGGCAGCGCCTCCATTCAAGGAGTCGGGCAAGGATATAGTTTTTGCTCCTCTTCAGGATGCACAGACTGTCATTGACTATTCTGCCAAACCTGATGTATCGCGCTGGATTGCTAACCTTCCCGGAGTAAAGCAGTTGATGTCTAAACTTAATCCCTCTATAATAGCTGACACTCCTTGGGCAAAAGCCATCATAGCCAGAGCAGTAATGAGGGAAGAGGGTACATCGAAATCGCTAGGGCTAACGTCCTATCGGGATGCAGTAGGTGGCGAGAAGAAGCTGTTCGGCAGAGACCACGCTGGATTTATGACCAAGGGCGACCTGAAAGGGATGACTCTTGGAGACATCATCCAGAGTCCATCAAAGATTAAGGGCAAACTCACCACTGCGCAAGCAGAGTGGATTAGTAGAACAAATGAGCTAACAAGGGCATACCGCAAATACGCTGCTGACAACGATATCAAGATTAACGAGCTTACCTTCGAGGAAGGTGGTGAATACGCAGGAAGAAAGGTTTATGCTAGATTCTCCTCGGATGGGGAATTGCTCGAAAGCGCCCATGTTGGTGCGGGTCCTTCAAGGATTGGCGGGAAATTAACTCCCCAGAAGGGCAGAGTGTTTGCCACTGAGGAAGAAGCGATAAGGAACGGATATAGATATCTGGCATACTCTGAAGCTCAAGCCTTGAATATCCGGGCGCTCTACAACAGGGTGGCCGACCAGAATATGTCAGGATACATATTGACTCAGATGCCGTGGAGAACCACAGGAGCACCGGAAGAACTCGTATTAGCTGCCGAGTCATCACGGACTAGGCTTCACCATAGCCAGCAGTTGTTGGCGGCGATTAACAGAGCCGTCAGGGGCGAGAGGGTGCCTACTTCTACGCTAAACTCAATCGCTAAATCATACCCCGAAGAGGCGCTGGAACTGCAACTGGCAATAACTGAAATACAGGCCAATAGGCCAACGGCAGACAGCATCCAAGCGCTTGAAAGGAGTGCGAAGCTGGCGATAAAGTCGGACAAAGCCGATAACTATGCGGCCATAAACGCCAGAGCGAGAGCAAGGGAACGGGCGATGACTCCCGGTTTCGGTGATATAACGTTACGGCACCCCGCGTTTGCAGGAAAAGTATTTACCGGCCCGGATGCAAAGAAGTTGGAAACTGCGATGCGGGAGGTTTTTGAGCCTAACGTAAATGAGATGCTGACTAGCGTAAATAAGGTCAATGCTATTGTTCGATATTTCAAACTCGCTGGCGACATCAGTCCACTGGCAATACAGTTAATATTCTTGGCAGGGTCTAATCCGGTTATATATGGTGGTGCAGCAGCATCAATACCGAAGATGCTCTTTGACCCGACTTGGATATCAAAGTTGCTGGCGAAAAACAAAGACCTGATTGACCGACATCCGGGGGTGCTCTTATCATCATCTGGGAACGAATTCACTGAGGCAATGGCAAAGGGCGGCATGTTATCCGTTGACCTCGATGTATGGCCCAAGCAGGAAGGGGTGTTGAAGAAACTAGCAAAGCTACCGTTTAGAGTAGTCGGCAAGGTTGGAGCAATGGTGCTTCAGCCTTGGCAGCGAGTCTTTGAAGGTTTGGTAGATTACTCCGGTCTGAAGATGATGGAATCCCTTGAGCATATCGCCAAGACTCCTGCTGAAACGGCAGAGGTAGACCAATACATCAATGAATTCAGGGGGCTTACTTCAAGCGCGAAGCTCGGAGTAGGACCGAATTGGAGGGCGGTTGAAACCGCCACCCTCCTAGCCCCAAGATACAACCGGGCTATTGCAGCCCTCCTTTATGATGCTATCAAGGGCGCACTTACTGGCGGGCAGTCCGGGATACGAAGCAGGCTGGCAATCCAAGGCTTAACCAAGGGCATCCTAGCCATCTCAGCCATGACCGTAGCCTTATCAATGGCTCTTGGCGAGGATGAGGAGGATATCAAGGAACACTTCGACCCGAACTCAACGAGGTTCTTTACTTGGAATATCGCTGGAACGAATATCGGGCCGGGAACTAAACTAAGAAGTATAATCAAGCTAATCGCTCAGGTGCAAGATAACCCGGAAGCGTTGATGCAGATGAGCATGGACAATCCGGCACTGAGATTCCTCAGAGGAAACCTCGCTCCTGTACTCGGTGGAGCTATCAACCTGCTAACCGGCAAGGATTACATTGGCGACCCAGTACGAAGCGATGCCGCCACTTTCGCCAGAGAGATGATTGTAAAGAACTTCTTGCCTATATGGGTAGAGAATGTACTGTACGAGGGAGGGAGCCTCAGTCAGAGGCTGCTCAGGGGCGCTGGTGAATTCTTTGGTGGCAGAACATACCCCGAAACAGAGTCGGACCAAGTGACAAGGCTCAGGGAGCGTTACTCTGGTCAGGACTATGGTAAGGAATATGAGGAACTGAATAACGAGGAGCGCAATGCACTGAGGAGAAAGCACGATGACCTGAGTGAGATAGAGGAAGCGGCAAAGAAGGAATACGCGGAAAAGGGTAGCGATGTCGAGCGCTTCTACTATAACGAGAAGGAGCGCATCACCGATGCCCGAAACAGCAAACTGAATGAAGCGGCTCAAGCCTACCTCGATGGCAGCATCACCAAGTACGACTACGATAAACAACGCGCATATATACGCCCATACTACTCAGGCGGGCGTGAAGTCTTATGGTCAGTAAAAGAGAGTCTTGACGAATATTCTGTGGGTCAGATGGAGAAGTGGATTGATGAGAACATCAAGCCAGAGGACAAGGCGCTAGGTGAGTATCAGGAATATCGGGGTAGTCTCATTGAGGGAGCAGAGCTTCCGGTAGACTGGGACCTTGTTGAGAGAGAGCTTACGGCTAAACTTTCCCAGTATCCTTCTGAGATTCAATCCTACATCACTGCCAACTTGAATAGTTGGATTAACGACCTGCCTCCGGCAGCAAAACAGGTTGAAGAGGAACGGACAGCAGGGATTGAAGATGAGAGTTGGTGGAAGGATTACAGGGGAAAGGCAACTCCTACTTACAGGCCAAATATTCCAACTACCCAACCTCGCAAGAGCATAGACGATATCTTTTCAGGGCTAAAGGATTCCAGTAATCCTGCGGATAGCACAAATAAAAGAATAGATGATGTGTTTTCTGCATTCAAATAAAGTAAAAAAATATAAGGAGTGAATTACCATGATGGAGACCAATGACGGAGTGCTGGAAGAGAAAGGGACTGGTGACGGTTCTGAAAATTCGGCACCGGAGAAGGACACTTCAGACGACAACGCAAACACAGACGAGGAAGAACTTGACGAGCAGGGAAAACCCAAGCCTAAGCCAAAGGCTGACGAAGAATCTCTTGAAGACAAGATAGAGCGAATCGCTCAGTCCAAGTCTGACATATCCATGAAGACCTACCAGAGGAGACTTGAATCCCTTCAGACCGAGAACGACGCGCTGAAGGACACTCGTACATCCTCAATAATGGATGCACGAATGGCAAGGTTAGCGGGAGAGTACCAGAGTGATGAGGGGATTACCGAAGCAGAGGCCAGAAAAAGAGTCGTTGAGGACAAAGAGGCCAGCGAGCTTATCAAGACTTTTGCCAAGGACAATGCCTACGTTACTAGGATGAAACCTATACTTGAACAGTTGGAATCCCGTTTGCAGACTGCGGAAAGAAACCAAGGCGTGAGAGAAAAGCTGTGGTTGCTGAATTTCCCTGAATCAAAGAGTCAGCTTGATACCATGAAGGCGCAGTTCAAGAAATTCGACAAGGCGCGTGACTGGGATGAGGTTGAGGTTTTGTTTGAGGGGATAGAGGCCGTAGCTAAATCAAAGGGCTCAAAGTTCGCCCCGGCGAGCAACAAGGGTACACAGGTCAAAGCCGGAGAGCAATCTCAGGATGAACTTCTCAGAGAAATGTACCCTACGATGTACCCGAAGAAATAACCAAATAACAATAAGGAGAACAAACCATTATGGCGACAGCTATGGGTGGAGACTATTTAACGTTAGTAGACATTGCGAAAAGAACTAAGCCCGGTGGCGGCATTGATACTGTGGTCGAGGTGCTGGCAGCGTCCAACCCGATTATAGGCGATGCTAATGTGATGGAGGGTAACCTTCCCACCGGCCACAGAAGCACTCAGCGTGCATCACAGCCCTCTGGAACGTGGCGCAAGCTGAATCAGGGTGTTGCTGCATCGAAGAGCACCACTCAGCAGGTAGATGACACCTGTGGAATGCTTGAGGACTATAGCAGGATTGACGTAGACCTCGCTTCCCTAAGCGGGAACGCAGCGGCATTCAGGGCAAGTGAAGACCAAGCCTTCGTTGCCGGTTTCAATAGCACGATTGCCACCGCTATATTCTACGGCAATCAGGGACTAAACCCGGAGCAGATACAGGGCTTTGCACCTCGATACAACCTGACCACCGGCGCCTATGGTGCCTATATCGTGAATGCAGGCGGTTCTGGTTCCGATAACACCTCAATCTGGCTCATCACTTGGGGCCCCCAGACCACCAGCCTTATCTATCCCAAGGGTAGCAAGATGGGACTCACCACCAAGGACCTCGGAACTCAGCTTATCACCGACTCTACCGGGCTGATGTATGAGGCATACGTTACCAAGTTCCAATGGAAACTCGGTCTGACAATAAAGGACTACCGTTATGTAACTCGCGTAGCTAACATTGACGTGAGTGACCTGACCGATGATGCTGCCAGCGGTGCTGACATCATTCGCAAGATGGTAGCGGCTTACTGGACCCGTCCGACTGAGGCTATTGACGGCGGCAAACTCACCAAGTCCTTCTTCTACTGCAACAAGACCATTGGTGAATACCTGCACGTTCAGGCATCCAACAAGTCCAACGTAAACCTGAGCATTGACATGGCGGGCGGCAAACCGATTGTCAATATGCTCGGTGTTCCTATCCACATCTGCGACAACATCACCAGTGCCGAGGCAACCATCAGCTAACATGCAGCGCCCGGTGCGCTAGCAAATAAAAAAACAAGGAGAAAAAACCATGATAATGGACAATGAACTCATCTTCAGTGAAGACCTGAGTTGCGCCATCGCTGTAGGTAGCGTCTATGGTGCATACGCCCTTGATATGGGAGCAGCCGCCCCAGATATCGGTGCGGGTAAGGTGCTGTATGCGATATTTAATGTCAATACAGTATTCGCCTCTGCCGGTGCCGCAACCGTCACATTCAAGGTAGTTGACGAAGCGGACACTACTATTGACAGCGGTTCTGTGGTTATCGCTCAAACGGGAGCTTTCGCCTATACGGCACTTACTGCTGGCAAGATAATCGTTCTACCTATTCCTATAGGGATAATGACTCAGCGATATCTGGGAATAGCAGTCACGGTTGCAGGGGCAACCACAACCACGGGTATCATTGATGCTCAGTTGGCGTTTGATGCACCGAGCAACGTACCTATCACCTAATCTTGTTCAAGCAAATGCTAACGGAGAGGGGTATGAAGCCCCTCTCCGATTAACTAAGGAGGTTAAATAGCATGGCACTACTTTGGAAGGGAACACATTCACATAAACAGATACACATACGGAGTGGCGGGGAAATTGATGTTAAGACTGGAGCTTCCTTAAAGCTCGCAGGCACAGCGCTAACTCCTACTGCTGCCGAACTAAACTATGTAGCTGGTGTAACTTCGGCTATTCAGACACAGATGGATTTGAAAGCTCCAAAAGCATCACCAACATTCACTGGCGCGGTAGTTGTTCCAACACCATTCACTGTAGGGGCAGTCTCGGTAACAGCTACAGGGACAGAGCTAAACCTAATAGATGGCTCGGTTGCTGGAACTGCGGTAGTCAGTAAAGCAGCTGTGCTTGGGGCAAACAAAGAGCTAGATGAGTTTCATACTGCTGCCCTGTATTTGGGTGCGGGAGCCGGCACACTCGTTGGCCCTACTGCTGCTAACTTTAATACCCAAATCCGTGTTGCTTCAGTTGAGATTTCATCTGCGGAAATCTTGGCTCTCTTTACCACGCCCAAAGAATTGGTAGCAGCACCAGGGGCGGGTAATGTGCTAGAACTCGTATCGCTCTTGCTTGCTTATGATTGGGGAACTGCTGCTTACACCATAGGAACGGCAGGCAACCTTCAGGTGAAATATACTGATGGTTCTGGGGCAGCAGCAAGCACTACTAGGGCAGCCACAGGGTTTCTTGATGCGGTAGCAGATACCTTGTCCTTGATGGATAAACTTGAGGCAAGTACGGTAGCTGTAACCAATGCGGCATTAGTCCTGACTCTGGCTACTGCTAACCCGACTGCTGGTGATAGCCCGATACATGCTAAAGTAGCCTACAGGGTTCATGCTACTGGCTTGTAAAAATAATAAAGCTTGATGAAATAAAACAGGGCTGGGGTGGGCTGGGGTAGCCCACCCCAGCCAGTAAAGAGGAGAACATGAATTACATCGCCTTAAGAGATTGCTATGTCGGAGAGTGCTTCCGGTACAAGGGAGACATCTACGACCTGCCGGACGACTTCCCTATCAGTGAGAAGAACTTCAGGCTGGCAGATGAGCAAAAAGAGGAAGTGAAAGAGCCGGAAACCTTCAAGGAGTTATCGGATGCACTGGTAGAGGATGTCAAAGAAGTAGCCCCAAAGGTAAAGCCGGATGATATCACTGACACAAAGTTCTGGTGTACCGAGTGCAAACGTACCCATTTCAAGGTAAAACAGAATGGCAAACCCAATGCCCACTTAAAATTTGCGGGCTAATATTAACAGGAGGAAAATAAAATGAGTGTACCTACAGCAAGAGTCTTAGAGCCGATATTCGGCAAACCTCTATTAAGGGCTGCTGGCAATGGTATTGCCAAGTGGTCTAAGGTGAATGCTCTCAGTCAGTGGCAAAAGGGTACTGGCTGGCAAGCATCCCTAACTGGCGGAGCACAGACCGGAGCCGATTGGGCTGCCGCGTTTATACCTACTAATGGCCAGTTAAGAGTTAAGAATTTCAACAATGCCTTGTGGTCATATTACATGACTGCCGCGCAGACTATGGGCGTGAACATCGT